CTCTAAACATTTAGCAATCGCACCACAGGCAGATCCTTTATCATCATCAGGTACAGTAATAACAGCATCCACCATTGTTAGATGACTAATGATTTCTGCTCTCTCTTTCCATGATTGAAAGTATTGACCTTTCTTTTTAGTCAACCATTCTTCAGTATTAAGACCTACAACTAAAAAATCAGAAAAATCCTTTGCTCTAGAAAAATATGATATATGACCACTGTGAATTGGATCAAATCCACCAGTAACAAGACTCACTTTTTTATAGAACATTATATCACCATACCATGAGATTCGCGAAGTATCTTTTTATATGGGCCACCAGGATTCTCATCTATGGTTTCTTTGACTAATTTTAATTTTTGATACAACGCAGTATCGCCACCAAGAGTTAATGCCTTAACTATAGTGCCAAGCTCTTCGTTGTTAATAGGTAAATCCATTAGGTAAAAAATGATTCTAAAGTTACAGTTTTTTCTACACTCCAACCAATCGCGTCAAGGATTGCTTTGAGTGGTTCTACGAATGCTTTCTCAAATTGTAGATCATAATCAATATACTTGTCAAGACCAATCTCTGTAGGAAACTCTTGTATGAATGAGATAATATTCTCATGAATAATATTAGGTTTCTTGAGATAACAGAACTTGATCTTCTCACCATTCTGAATGAGTGAGTATTTGTGATCCAATTTGTGTTTCTTCACATAGTGATTAAACAACAAAGCACCCCGTATATGTATAGGAGTTCCTTTTGCATAGATTTTAGATGATCCCCTATACTTGACTACATCGGATGCAGAACGGGGAAATGATATCTCTTCTGGTGGTAATGTTTTAAACTTCTTACGAGATTCTTCAATAAATTCAATCACCTCATCTTCTGTTCCGTTCATCATTATCTTCAGTGCATCTTTAATCATTGCCCTACAAGGTGCAGGAGTTGATGACTTGACTGCTTCGATACCCATCATCTTCAGTTTAGGTTCTTCATATCTTACACCTTCACTATCCCATACGTTTAAGATATATCTTTTCTTTGCCGTCCATATGCCACGATCCGCAATGTTCTCTCTCTTCATTACCATCTTATTATCATAAGCATTTACATACTTGGCCAACGTTTCATAAGAACTTTCAATATACTTTTCAAATTCCACTTCACAGACCTGATTAAGGAACGACACAATGCCTTCAGTAGTTTTCTCTCTCCCCTTGTATACAGTCTCAACCAAATCACCCAGATTAAGATAAATGGAATCAGTATCTGAAGCAATAACATAGTCAACCTCCTCTGTTTTAAGAATCTTGTTTAGATAGTCATTCATTTTGTTTTCTATCCAACGGATAGAAACTTGACCAGATAGTGTAATAGCTTCTGCGTTGGTAAGTTTATAATAGCGAAAATATTGATTACCAATAGCACCATAAGCGGAATTAAGAGAGATCTTCTTTGCCATCTGGATATTGTTACATCTGGCAATCTCTTTCTCAAGGGCAATAGTTGGAGTCTTTTCATGTTGCTTCTTTGCTTCAATCATTTTCTTCTTGAAGATCACACGATCTCCATACATCTTATCCATCAGTTCTGGTAAGAACCCACGAACATCTTTACGATACTGTGCACCATTCGCACAAGTAGCATATTGATTATTAATATCTATCTCTCTATTAAGTATTTTATCAACTGTTGCTGTTGGATGTCTCTCCTCAACGAGTGTCTCTGGGGAGATATTGTATTGCATAATGAGATGAGGGTATAGAGAGTTAAGGTCAAAATTAACCACCCAATCATACTTTCCAGGTATCGGTTCTTTGACATACGCTCCTGCATACTTTTCATTTTTTGCTGATCTATTTTTAGGTGGAATTACAATGTTACGTTTTTTGAGGTAATTGTAGATAATAGTATCCCACATTCTTACCTGATAAAACACATCGTTGTAATTCACCTTGGCATCATAGGCCATAGTCAATGCAAGTTCAATCAGTTTCATCTTGTCTTCCAGACGGTCAACAAGTTCTACGTCAATGATATTGTATTCTATAAACTTCTGCCATCCTTTTGTATAAAATTCCTTAAAGGTATCAAACTCACTGTGGTCTAACTTTTGCTGACCAAGTTCAACCTTTGCAATATAATCTAGTCGATATGATTCTTGTGCCTTGTAAGTAAACTTTTTATAAAGATCTAAGTAATCTAATTGAGTAACACCACCAACATCAAACGTAGTATGTTTTCTTCCCATAAGATGAATTTCACCTTCAGATACAAGACCCCAAGGTGACATACGTTTCATGAGTTTCTCACCAAGAACTCTATCAATACGTTTGCAAATATATGGTATATCGTAGAGTTGTATGTTCCATCCAGTAATTACATCTGGAACATCATTCATCCAATATTCTATGAATGATCGAAGAAGGTTTTCTTCGGTATTACATTGGTAGTAAGTAACATTGTCTTGCTTGTTATTAAATGGTTTAATCCCCCAAGTAATAATTGACTTTGTTGTATAGTCTTGGATTGTGATTGCAAGTATCTCCTCCACACACGATTCAACATCAGGGAACCCTTGCTCAGACGCAACCTCAATATCAAGAGTAACAAGTTTAATTTGGCTGATGTCAAACTTGATTTCATCTTCTGGATATTTGTCTGATATGTATTGGTAAATGTATCTGTCATTTCCATATATTTCAAATCCCTCAACATCTTCATATTTTTTATAGAACTCTCTACAATCTCTAACTGTACCTGGTTTAATTGCACCAACATACTCCCCGCTTAACGTTTTATATTTAGTATTCTTTTTAGACTTGACAAATAATGTAGGAAAGAACTCGTCTTTATGTGTATACCTCTTACCATTTTCTACACCACGAACCAGAAACTGGTTGCCAATCATTTGAACGTTAGTGTAGAACTTCATTTAATAAGGTTTTCGTATTTCTCAAGTAAGGTTGGTTTAGGATCGAGGATAGTTAATATCTTATCAGATGATATCATAAATTCATTTTGATTTGTGCAATCAACTAACCATGGTGATAGAGTATCTTGTTCACCCAAGATATATGGTTCTATCATTTTACAATCTGGTTCACCTGGTACTGCTGCAGGAACTTCTTCAAGTTGTGAGACCAACTTTAGATTGTTCATTAGAATCAGTAGTTGAATCGGTTTCTTTTCCATCTTTTAATACTTGGTTTTCGTACATTTCTTGAATTTTTTCTACGGGTGTCACCATAGTAACTACCCAGTCTGTGTTGAGAGGAATCATCTTCTCTCTAGCAAAGGGAACCCATGGATGCATTCTAACAGAAACATCCGAACTTGTCTCTTTTGCCTGTAGTTTTACAACACAAGGTTTAGTGAGAAAATAGCCCATCACTTGATTTTCAGATGACATCATCTCTTGAACATCAGCAATGACATCTTCTCCAGATTTTAGAACTAAGACTTTAATTGTCATTTCACATCTTATTAATACGGTAGGTTCCTATAGCCGCTAATGCTGAACCTACCGAAGGGCATTACCGCAGTCGTAGGTAGCGAAACGAACGACTCATATAGTATAACAAAGAAAAAGCACCCTGTCAATTGACAAGGTGCTGATCCATCTCGAACTAATGTTATTTAGAGCCAGTCTTTTCTGGCATGATGTTCTGGAACAATTTTACTTACAGTAACTGTAAGTAATCCATCCTCAAATTTAACATCTCTGACTTCTGTATCATCAGAAATTGCCCATGATCTACTAAAAGATCTTTGTGCCAATCCTTGATGTGCATAATCTACATCATCTTTCTTACCTTTATTTCCCTCTACAACCAATTTACCATATTCAGTATAAACTTTTACTTCTTTCTTTTTGAATCCTGCAAGAGCGATCTCTAGTCTAGATTCTACATTGTTTACATGAATAATATTATATGGTGGATAATTCTGTTGTGTAGTTTCATTAAAGAAACGATTGAGGTATTCATCCATTCCAATACTATTTCTAGAAATCTTATCTAAAAGATCTGGAAGATTGGCAGCATGATACCTTGCTAAGTTAGTCATAATAGTCTCCTTTAAAAGCGAGTGTGAATTGTGGATCCTTTCGGCATCCAATACTAATTATACCATAAACTCAGAAAGTCGTGTTCGGGTATCCCCCCAATTTTTCACATGGTGCGGATAACCGCCCAGATCTTTTAGTGCTTTCGCTAAAGGATAATCATTCTGACCCTCTAACATCATATCACCAAAGAAGTGTATCTCATCTTCTGGATTAAAATCTCTAAGTATTTGACTCTTATCACTATTAGATA